GGCATCTTATTAGAGGGGGTACTTAAACTTTCCAACCCCCACTGTAAAATCGGTGTATTCGTATTATTTTTGATCATTCCCCGATCCCCATAGCACGTAATTGATCATTCTCTTTTTTTATAGCGTCACAGTATTCTGCAACCTTAGAAGAACGATAACCCCACTCGACCATACACATTTCAATATGTTGTAGAACACGCTCAGTCTCAAAAGCAGGATTACCGCCAATGATCAGCTGACACCCTCTGTCAAAGATTATTTTTGATACTGTTTCAAATGCTTGTTCTGTATTCATATCATGTATACATGTTTCACTTTGACAAAAAGATAACAGATTTACATGTATCATGTAAAGCATGTATACAAGTTTATATAGAATCAGGTGATTAATATGTACAGGAAATTAAGCCCAATGGCACAGATGCTTAGATTGAACGACAAAGAGAAAGAATTGTTGAGAAACAAGGCAGTAGAACTAAATAAAATTCTAATAAATAAGAAACTAGAGCCAGTTAAAGACACAGAACTTGCACATATTGTTTTAGAGCAAGCGATTGATTTAGTTGAAATTACAGAATCAGGAAAATTAATTATCCCGAAATAGACGATTTCGTATAATGCAGATTGATGTTAAATGCACTTCCTTGCTGTCGGGATCGTAGCAACATTGACAATAAAAAACCTCTACTGGTGACGTTACCGTAGAGGTTTTTTATATGTAGCAATGTGAAGTGCATGTAACATAATCCTGCGCACATTATACGAAATCAGTCTTTTTAAGATTAGGATTAATATTAGTAATAAATTGAACTGCTGCATCACGACCATCAAATACATAGCGATAATAATCGTGTGTTTCCATGACATAAAACCAAGTGTGGCCAACCAAAAACTTACAAACATATAATTCATGAGAATCAATGTAAGCTTGAGTTATGTTGTGATGAATTGCTGATGATTCACGATCTAGAACTCTTACCAATTCATAAGAATCTGATTGCAACAATAATTCTTGTGATCTTTTAGAAATAGTCATTGTTCTCTCCAGTGGCTACTGAACAATAAAATATTTTACTGCCAACCATAAAAATAAAAACGGTTGAATAGCTAACAATAGCAATGCAAAAATTAAAGCATTCAAATTAATATTTTTTAACATTGTTCTCTCAAGTGGCTCTTACATTTACTACGAAAGTTTTGAAGCTCATTAACTCGATACTGAAAAACATGAGAATCAAAAAGAACATTTCTTCGAAATAAAGAAACATGAGAAGAAAATAAAACAACTTTTCCAAAGTTAGATTTAGACATTGTTATCTCCAGTGGCGATCTTTACCGGCATCTTATTGGCGCCTGTTGTATTAATTATTGGGCGCATTAGCGTTCGCACTCGTCGCAGCTCCTCGCGCTCACGCGTGAGCGCCCCCTATTTTAACCAAAAATTGCTATTAAGAATCTAATAATAAAACCTATAACAAGTAACATTATAAAAAACTTAAAGCACCACTTAAAAAAGCCTTTGAAATCCATACATCAGTTCGGGCGGAACACGCCCTCTATTTGACCCTATTAGATTCATCTTACCGGATTTTGTAATCAGGAAAAGGAAAATAATAATTTGAATATCAACGTGACACTCGTAGACACTCGTTAATATATATCTAAATTAAGCAGATGATTTTTCATCAGATAAATTGTTTTCAGCTTGCGGAGCTGGAGATTGTTGTTGCTGACCTTGATTAATCGTCTGATTGCCTGCGGTCTGGGATTGTTTGAAATAGTTGTAAGGTCTGTTTGAGCTATCTTCCATAAGTCCTTTGCAGAGTTTTGGATCAATTCCGCTAATTTGTGTTCCCTGCTGGTCATAAGCTTTACATGATTTCTTGCTACAAAAACAACCAGAAAAAACCCGAATACTTGTAGGCTGAACGAACTGAACAGGCTGATAGCCGAATGGATCGGCAGGGTCATAAGCCGGCTCAATATCCAGAGTAGATTCATTGTTAGAAGTATTAAGAGGATTGTCATTTTCCCCCTGAACTTTCTCAGAGCCTGTTTCTGTTGTTTCTGGTGATTGCTTAGAATCAGATTTATCGCTTGATGGTTTGGCTGAATCATGTGGAGTACCTGTAGCAATCTGTCTAACTACGTTATTTTCCTTTGAAAAAGTACAGGTAAATAAGGAAATACAAGCAATTAAGACAGCAGATAAAATCATAATAAAGCGCCAAGGCAATCGACGCTTATGTGTATGTGCAGTTGAAGAACGATAATATTTATAAAGATCAGGAGGAAAAGCAAAAGTACCTTTAATTTCGGCTGTTGCCTTATTCTTAAACGCATTCGGATCAATCTTGCAGGTTGACCATTCATATTGGGTAGAGCGTTTAAGCCCAAAAGAGTTGACCAAATGACGATGATGACCGACTAAAGCCCTAAATTCTTTTCGAACAAGATCAGGAAATTGAGTAATACCAACAATGTCAAAACCACGATGACGATGAATAGTTAAGTCTTTAACAATTGGATCAACTCCCCTATTTTCAGATGAAAATATAGGAATATTCTGGATTTCGTCATAAACAACATAAGAGCCATCTGGAAGCTTGCGCCAGTCTGCATCTGATGGAATAGGACGGACTGTATCAATTTCAAGGCCAGCGATATTGGTATAGATAGTTCTAACAGGTCGGACTTTATTTAAAGAAAGATTATGTTCTTTATTAACTCGTTCAATAATTTCATTATAAAAAATAGAGCGATAAAAATAATCTTCTATACGATCTGATGATTTTAAAAAGTCAAAGTAATTATTATCAAAATGAAATACTTCATCTTTTAAATCAACACCTTGACCAACCTTTCGAACACAATAAGCAAATTCGTCAGATAAACTTTTATCCTGGATAAGCTTTAAATTAGTTTCATATATTTTGGGATTAAGAATGATATTTTTTTGATTGGTTTTTTCTAATTGAACAATATCTCGAACGTTAATTAACGTTTTGCCTGCACCTGGTGTTCCTGTATCTAAACGAATCATTTTAAATCTTCTTTAATGCCAAGTTGCCAGCATTCAGTGATAGCCTTGTCACGATTGCAGCAAGTACAGTTGAAAAGAAAATATCAAAACCAGCCAGGTGAAGAATTGCGATTAAATCACCTGGAATACCGTAAGATTGTTGTTGAACAGCATTAACCGCCTGTTGAAAAGCAATGTAAGAAATTGAAGAAGTCGTTAGAGCAACACCAGCACCAGTCAGGATATTTTTAAGAGCGCCCTTTTGTAAGTCCTGTAATAAAGAAGATAAACTCATTCTGTTTTAACTCCACCAATAATAAGAGCAGCAATAAAAAAACCGACAAAAATCAAAACAGGTTTAGCAGTTGAAACAGTTGTACAGATTGGCTCATAAGAAATGGGCAACTTGATAATCCCGACCCCCATATTGACCTCAGCCTCACGATCAGAAGGACATGAACCACCAAAAGCAATATCAGTATCTATATCTGGTTGTTCTTGTTCTGGAATATCTAATTCAGTGTCATCCTGCTTTTCTGACTTTGCCCAATCCTTGACAGAAGTCCAAGCTTCAGAGATTGAATTAGCCCATTCTTCGGCTTTTGTTTTTCCAGTTTCCCACCAATCAGTTAATGTTTGAGGAAATGAAATTACAGTTTGAGCAGCTTCACAAATAGTTGGTGCCCAATTACAGAAAATAGGAAATGTTAGAGAGAGATCAGTAGCTTCGGGATTTGCTTCATTTGGTTTTGCTTCTCCTTGAGCTTCATTGGCTTTTTCAGCTTCGGCAGCGTCAGCAGGTTTTGTAGTTGCATTGGCTTCTGCCTGTGAAGCAATAGGACGAGCTTTTGTATTATCGTTTTCAGCTTCTGCAACAATGTCAGCAGCAGCAGCAGTAGTAGCAGCTTTAGCGTGTGTATCACCAGATTCAGCATTAGAAATAACTTGTTGAGCTACAGTTTCAAGAGGAATTGATTTTTCTTCTTGCTCCTGAGCTTCGGGGTCATAGTTAGGATTTGCTGTAATTCTTACTGATGGTCTTAATACATAACTAGGACCAGCTTGATGTTGCAAAGTACATTGAGCAGAATCACCGTAAATTTGAACAGAGATATATTTATTATAAGTAGTAGAATACATTAGAGAAGCTAGTTTTTTACATGCATCTTCAGCAGTTGAAGCACCATATTTAAGGGCGGTTTCCTTAGTTGGATTACCTTGATCATAGGGGAACCAAATTTGAGAGAAAGTAGGTAATTTAGGGTCAACAGGTTGAGTATATTTAATCTGATTATTGGCAGGATCAAGAACCCAATCTACAGAACCTAGCAATTGTTCAACAGCAACAGACAAAGCATAACCAGCAGCACCACGAGCAAGGACTTTTGCAACTTGCGAAGCAGGAGGAGTAATTTTTACTGATGATTCTTTTATAAATTTTTTGCCATTAATGACAACGTTTTTTGTAGCGTCATAAACAGTTGATGCACCTTGAGCAACTGGATTCTTTAGATCCCAACCACCGACAGCAGCATTAGCTTGACTAATTAAATTAAAATAAAGAATGAATGTAAGAAGTACAGTTAAAAACTTTTTCATCTGATTACTCTCCAAATACCATGTAAAGCAACCCAAGGAATAATGACTAATAACCAATAAAAAATAGATGCGTTTTCCATACTTCCCCCTTATACGAAAATCCCAGCCGAAGCTGGGAGATTCGAGCAGTAATTAACGTGCTTTCTTGACGTAAGCCCAACCAAGAAGCAACGCAACTACACCAGCAAGGATTGTTAGAATTGACAAAACACCAGTTGAAACGCCACCCATTTCAGTTGAAATTTCGGTAAACAGATCAGCAACACCAGCAGCATTTGCACTAGAAGCAACTACCATTGAACCAACAGCAGCACCAGCAGCAGCAAAAGTAGGACAATGACGTTGGAACCAAGTTTTTTTACCCTGTTGAACAGTTGCTTCCATACGTTCTACATTTTTTAAATTAGACATAATCGTCTCCTTTTCTATTTGCTCTGGTGGTAGACGAGCATAATGAAAGACCACCCAATCAAAAGGACGTATATACTTGCAATCGGTGTTAAGATTAGAAGCGCATCGTCCTTTGTGATTGCTAACTGATCGAGTACAGACTTGTATTCGACCCATTTAAGGCAGGCATTTGTGCTTTCTTCAACAATTTCACAGATGCTTGCCATTTCTTAAAATTCCTTACAACGTTCAGAATGAGATTGAAGTGTTAAACGATGCATAAGGCAAAAGCATTTAGGACACTCAACAATATCTATTTGATGAACCATTGTTATTTTCATAATTTTGGAGCCGTATTCATTGGATTAACGGTTGGGAGAATCACATCCAAACAAACAAGGTTTGTTTCCTTACCGTTTGAAATTGCTTCAATCAGCATTTCACATTTAAGCGGTGCTTTATGAAGCTGTAGCTTCTCAATGTTCTTGTGATCCTGCCACTTGAAAACCTCAATAGCGTTACCCCAGTTTTTACCCTGTGAATGATCTAAAGGCATTTCTACATAGAGCGTTGTATAATCATAATGACGGCCAGTTTTCTCGTCTTTGAAATCAACAGGTTTAGCACCTACGATGGTTACTTGTGACTTAAATTGCATGTTTACATCCTCATGGCTGTGAGCAAGACGTGATCCATCCGCTTTGGATAAGCCAAAGAATCACTGTGCGAAATTAAATTGATTAGTTCTTCTGGATCGAAGACTTGTTTAAATAAATTGATGTATTTTCCGTACTGGTGCTTAATTGTTGAGATAGCAGCATTCAGGCTAATAGAAGCATTCTTTTTCAGGGTTTCAATACGAGCAGGCTGCAAATGTTCTGCCAAATTCTGAAAGCATGGATATGCAGCAATAAAATACTCTGAAGGAGCTAAAAGCATATCGAAAGGCAAAATACGGTCTACTGCTTTAAACTCTACTTCTGCACGTTGCCAGTTATCTTCCGGATCTCCCTCTGCCCTTCCTTTCTCGTAGAGTCGTAAATACTTACCGCTTTCACGACTGCCGATATTAAGTGTACGACCTCTACCGTTTGGACGTTTCCAGTTACCTTTATATTCGATGTTTGGCGGTCTGTTACCACATTGAAAGCCCCCTAAATCATCTTGAGCATTACCCCAATCAACATTGATCTGTTTGCCTTCAAAATCATCATGAGCTATATCAATACGCGTAAGCTTTGCACGTTGAGCAATAGTTGTAAGGAATGTATAAAGGCGCTTTTCCCAGCCCTCTTTGGCGAAGGCACAGCCTTTGCCTGAAAGCATGACAAGAATTGTGTTTCTTTGACCACCAATACAAACTAGCCCCATGTTTTCACCAAGCTCATAGGACATTTTGTAGAAGTTACGACCTGATTTATTCTGTGCTGATGTAGAAAAGCCAAAGATATGCTCTAAAACATCATCAAAATGTTGAACAGCTTCAGCCCAAAGACGTTCTTCTGTTGTATCTTCAGAATCTAGAAAACGATCCCCAACTGTTTCAATTCCAACAGTGAAGTTAACCCAATCCACAACAGCTATTTCATTGTCAGCAGGCAAACGACATTGAACAGGTTTAACACCTGAATGAGTTGAAACCATGTGCATGTAAGGAACAGGATTTTCACGAGCGAATGGAGTTTGTAAATCCCAATCCGCAGAGTCCATGCGAGCCGCAGAAACCGTTACCCCCATCTTATTAGAGGGGGTACTTAAACTTTCCAACCCCCACTGTAAAATCGGTGTATTCGTATTATTTTTGATCATTCCCCGATCCCCATAGCACGTAATTGAT